GGGCTCGCCGATGTCGATGTCACGATAGAACCCAGCATGTTGCAGGCGCAGGATCTCGTTCTTGGTCTTCCTCATCCTGTGCGTGATGCGCGGGCACGAGCTGAGTTCCGAGGTGCCGTAAGGCAAAACAACGTCTTCGGCGGGGATGAAAGTCGAGATCTGGCGATTGAGGTTGGGGTCGAAATAGACTTTCTTGAAGGCGGATCCGGAGATAGGCAGGTTCCAGAGCATTTTCTCGTGCTCAGGGCGATACTCCACCATGACTTCCGTCAGTTGGTAGTTCATGTCCGCCTGCACCCGCGATGCGGCGTCTTCCTTCTGCCGGGTCCGTTTCCCAATGATGTTGGTCTTGACCGGGCCTTGTGCCGGGAACGACTCCATGATGGCTTCGCTCTGGAAGCGCACCACCGCCTCGGTGAGGATGGGCGAGAAGACACCGCAGGCACCAGACCACGGCTCAGTCCGCTCCTCGTACTTGAGACCCAGGAGCTTCAGACCATCGGCGTAGGTCTCTTCCCAGTCCTTCCGACTGTTGATGTCGTTGTCGTAGTCGCCCAGCAAGTTGCCTGAGATCTCCTCAAGGGTACCCTCGTCAAGGGTGTTGGCAAGGTTGACTTCAAACCCCTCATCAAGGTCATCTTGCCCGGGCACCAGCGTGATCTCAAGGCCATCGGCACCGATGGTGACACTGTCGGGGCTCTCGATTTCGATCTCAATGTCGGGTGCCTCTGGCACGCCCAGCCCAGGCAGGGGCGGCACGCTCGTCGAGTACAACGCTTTGTCAATGTTTGTTGCCATGATGGGCTCCGGAGTCTTGGGGTGTTAGGGTTGGCGCGTGGCGTCAATAGTACGCCGCACGGCGTGGGCGATTTAGGGCGTCGGGGTCACGCAAGTCGGAGGATAGACTGATCAGCCCCCCTTGACGGAAGCGTGCGAGGGCCATCGAGGTGCAGTCAACCATGTCGTCGTGAGATCCGAACGGGAACGCTACGCACTGCTCAATCACTTCTTCAGCCCACCTACGGCCCTCGGGGTACCACACCATGCCACTGCGGATGATGTCAGCCACGGCGCTCAGGCGAGCAACCTTGTCCCCGGTGCCCCGGTGAGGCGTGAATTCTTGCACGGGGATGCCCATGCGGCGCAACTCTTGGTACAACGGCGTGCCGTTGGACTTCTTCTCAACGATGAACGCCTCCGGCTCCCACTCGTGGTACTCGCGGATAGCGAGGTCTTTCAGTTCGGGGAATTCGACTCTGACGTTGATGGCGTTCATGAGGATGATGTGCGGCTCACCATTGGTCAGATTGTCATCGCTGAAAATGCCCCAAGTCAAGAGCGACGTAAAGTCAGCACGGGTGCTTTTCTCTGCCGCTGCGTCCAGCGTCATGATGACGAAGTCACACTGCGGCGGATTGTCTTGTTTCCAAGGCTTCCACCAATCCCGTTGAATGATTGCACCCTGCTCCCCTGTCGGGTTCTGCATATATTGCGCGTTCCACTGGAACAGCGGCATAGACGCTTTGGTGCGCTCTAGGGCGTCAAGATCGAATTTCTCCGGCCAGAGGGCTTTTGGTCCTGAATTAGTGTCAAGAATGGCGGGAAACTCGAAGACTTCGTACTGATCTGCTTTGGGATTGTTGGCACCGTCCTTGATTAAGTGCCCGATGAGGTCGTCTTGGTGCCAGCGGGTGTGAACAACGGCGATTCTGCCCCCTGACATGAGGCGAGTTCTTGCGCCAAAAGCGAACCATTGATAGGTCTTCTCTAATTCCTCAAAATTTCCCGCCAAAAGGTCTTGTTCGGAGTGCGGATCATCGACCAAAAGTAGGTCAGCACCACGACCAGCGAGGGCGGCACCGACGCCAGTAGCAAAATACTCGCCTCCGGCATTGGTTGACCATCTTCCAGCACTTTTTGAGTCTTGCGCGAGGGTAATAGCAGGGAAAACAGACTTATAGCGTGGGTCTGCGATGATATTTCGCACTTTTCGACCGAAATCGACGGCGAGATCGCCGGTATGCGAGACCATCAGCACCTTCTTATCAGGGAATTTGCCCAAAAACCACGCTGGAAACAACGTGCTGATGAGGTGTGATTTGCCGTGACGAGGGGGGATGGAAACTGCAATTCTGTCTTTAAGACCATAGGCTATGTTTGTGAGCAGTTCTGCAAGTCGTTTATGATGAGCCGCAACGACATACGTCGGGTCCATGTGCTGACAGAAGGTCAACAAGTCGTCTTGGCACCGTTTTGCGTGCTTCCGACGTTCAAGCTCTTCGAGCACGGCCAAAAGCCGTTCTTGTTCTGACGGAGTCAGCTTGTTGACGTTCGCCAAGGCAAACTGGAGTTCGGCGTCGGTGAGCACGGGGTGTGGTGGGTCTAACCCAGAACGGCGTCCACGTCAATGGGTGTTACGAGATCGACGGGCGGAGCCAGCACGACCGCCTCCTCAGCGTCCTCTGTACCCATCAACCTGCGCAGCTTGTCGCGCAAGGAGTTCTCAAGATCCACCGTCGAGCGATTGTTAACGGTGATTTCGGTGCGTTCGGTGAACAGACCAACGTCGCTGACCTTCCCGAGCAGCTCAAGGGCTTTCATCCTGATGCGGGGATCAGGATTTTCGCTCTCAAGGACGAGTCTATTGGTGACGTAGTGGCGCAGGCGCTTGGCATCGTGCACCACGTCCATGTCGTACTGGGTCAGGATCGAATTGACATGGTAGGCACCTTCGGGCGTCTCCATCGCGTACTTGATGGTCTTGGGTGCGGCGTCGCCCTTGTTGACGGCGCGGAGCGTTTCACGCGTGGTCTTGCGAACCTCGTCCGGGTTCGGAGGCTCATCCTCGTACCCTTCGGAGATCAAGACCCCAGCAGTGTTGCACGCGGCCTGGGCACGGACTCTCACCTCGTGGTATGTCATGCTCTTGGGGGCACCGCCTGTGGGCAGCGGGACGAAGTCTTCGACTTCAGCTTCGATCATGGTGGCTTCCATGCGCCGCACCTGGGCGTAAAACCACTGTACCGCACGGGCGGTCTTCGTGTCAACCTGCCGCTTCGCTACCCATTTTGGTTCCATAGCACGGCGGGTACTTTAGGTACCATTGACGGGGGGTGTTCGCATATTTAAGTACCCCGGGGGTGTACTTGTTAAAGTCCCACGCCGCTAAAAAATACGTCATCGTGGGTGTCGAATACAGCGTAGCGAGCGGGCGGGACTCCAAAGCCACAGCGGGGGGTACGGGGACGGTGGGGTTAGTAGCTTACTAACAATTTGACGGGAAACGTGGGAGTGCTATAGTTCGTTTACTGCATCGGGCGATGCAGCGATCCTGGCTAGGCAGGTTTACCTAGTGTGACAAGTATCGGAGAACCTACCATGTCACAGATGAAACTCTCAGCCGTCGCGGCCGCCGTCGTTGAACAATGCGGTACCGTGGTCGCGTCTGCAGTCAATGCGGAGAACACAGCGCGTGATCGTTGGGCCAAGGCTGGCAAAGCCTTGTACAAGGCCGGTGCTCGTGTTGAGGCCCTGACCAAGGGCACGAAGGAAGAACCAAATCCTTCGCAGGATGACAGCCTTATCGACGCGATACAAACCATGATCGTCGAAGCCCTGTCAGCATCAGTCAAGCCTATGAAATTTGACGGTGAGCAATTCACCGTCGGTGAACTCCTCGGGTTGTCCAGGGAAGAATTGCGAGAATATGACAACAAGGTTTTATCGCAGACCCGCAAGTATTGGCAGCAACAAGTCGGCAGCATCTTTGGTCTGGTGCGCCGATACGTTGATCGGGTCCAAAACCCTGACAAAGTCCGGGGCAAGAAGGAAAAAAAGGCCGACGATAAGGTCGCAACTACCGATGACCCGATCGTGACTATTCAAGGGTGGGTCAACAGCGCGACCAAAATGGTAGACGTGGCCGACGTTGACCGGTTCCAAAATGCAGGGCTTGAGATGATAGCCCTACTGCGCAAGTATCGGGCTTGATAGCCTAGACCCCAAGAGCCCCGACGAAAGTCGGGGCTTTTTTTCGCCTGCAATTTTTAGCGCAAGGAC